TGGAGATGTACAAGTACATCGACGGCAAGCTGGGCGAGGTGCATGGTGCGCTGGCTTCTCAGGCGGTCAATAATCAGGCCACCAAGGACAGCTTCCAGCTGTTGCAGGAGCGTATGGACTGCTGCAAGAACGAGCTGTGCGGGGCCATTTCCCGGGAGCGGGACGAGCGGAAGTGCGCTGACAATACCATTGTCACCTACACTAACGCCACCTTTTACCCCAAAATGGTCGCGGACATCACCACCGGCACCGGCACCACGCCCCAGTCCACCTATAACCCCCTCCCCGTCTCCACCTGTGACTGCAACTGCGGTCGCTAAGAGACGAAGAGGGAAAAAGAGAGGGGCATAGCGCCCCTCTCTCCCGTCATTGGAGGAATCTATGGTAACATTAGAACAGATCAAGCAGGGCGCTGCCCGCTATGTAGATGAGGAATTTACCGGCAAGCTCACCGGCTGGCAGAAATGGGCCGTCGGTGCCGGGGCTGCTATGGCCCTTGGCAATCTGGACGCCAGCCTTTCCGCCCTCCGGGAGCATCCCGCCGTGAAGGCCCTCGGTGTCTTTGACGAGGCGGGGAACGTCGATCTGGACAAGATCTACGCCTGCCTGAAAACCGAAGCCGCCAAAGGCCCCGTCACTACCAATATCCCCCTGATTGGGAACGTCACGCTGAATGAAACGGATGTGGACAAGCTCTACACCCTTATCAAGCAGAGTTAGGAGGATCGTATGTACGAGATCAAACACTTGGCCGAAGAGATCCGGGAAGAACTGGACGATGCCGAGAAGTACGCACGGGAGGCCGTCAAGCACGCCGAGGACCCGGAGGACGCCAGCACCTACGCCGACCTCAGCCGTCAGGAGCTGGGCCACGCCAATCGGCTCCACGAAATGGCCGTTCGCCATATCGAAAAGGCGAAGGACGCCGGTCACCATCCCACGGAGGCCATGCAGGCCGTCTGGGACTGGGAGCACGAGCGGATGCTGGACCGCGCCGCCCATGTGAAAACGCTCCTGTCCATGATGTGAAAAAGCAGAAAGAGACACCCCCGCCGGATGGCGAGGGTGTTTCTCTCATTTGTAGGGGTTTTTGGCGTTGGTGGTGCAGATAATGTCCCACAGATCCGCCCGGTGTTCCTGACCGGCAAGGGCGGCGCTGGCCTCCGCCTTGCTGACCCTGCCGTTTCCGTCCGCGTCGGCCCTGTCCTTCAGGAAGAAATATTCCTTGGGGGAAAGACCGGAATCATGCGCCTGCTTTACCTTCTCATAGGCTTTCCCGCTCATTTTCTCGCTGCCGTACTTCTGGTACAGGGCCAGAAATTCCCCGGTGGACACGCCGATGTCCCGCTTGGACGTCTGCGCGTTTTTGATCCATGCGGCGCTGGGCTCATACTTGGGGTCCACCTGCTGACGGGCCGTCTCACGCGCATATTTATACACGTTCTGGATGTAGTCAGACTTTTCGCTGTCGCTCATGGACTTATAGGCGGGCAGCTTCACCGCCGCTTCCACCAGCTCCTTCCGCGTCTGGCCCATGGCCTTGGCGTACCGGGTGTATTCCTCGCCGGTCATGGTCCGGGTCTCCCCCTTCACCGTATAGGACTTCTCCGCCGCCGCCGGATAAACGGTGCTGTCTCCGGTGGCCTTCGCCAGCCGCCGAATCTCCTGCGTGGCGGGGCTGTTGTCCTGCGCCTTCAGGAAGCCGGGGGAGAGGAAGGACTGGAACACCCGCTCCGGTGCGGAGCCGTTGGAGACCTCGTTGCCCCACATATCCACCATAGGCTGAAGCTGATTCCGTGCGCCGGGGACCTTCTTCGCCGCCCCCTGCAAGAAATAATTCACGTCAGAGGCCACCTGCCCGGAACCCTTTTCCACATAGCTTTTGCGCACCGTATCATCAAATACGGACGCAACCTTGCTTCCGATGGTGGGGATATACTGTCCGACATAGCTACTGGCCGCCCGGTCAAGCAGATAGCCAACCTTGTTGTCGGCGTAGCTCCAATAGGAGATCAGGTCATTCAGGGAGGACAGCATGGAGGTTTCCAGCACAACGTCCTGCATCCCCAGCAGAGAATCCACCAGCGCGTCGAAGGTGCTGCCGCCCTTTTCATGGGATTTTTCGGTGGCAGCGCCCGCAAACAGGGGCATTGCCGCAGGAAGCGCCCAGTCCAGCGTGTAGGACTTGTCCCCGATCTGAATAGCATAATCCTGCCCCCCCATGGACTTCTCAAAGGCTTCTTCCTTGTCATCGTCACCGGCCCGGACGTGGAGCAGACCCTCCGCCGCCAGATAAGCGCCCAGCGCGAAAATGCCGGTTCCGGTGAGGCCGGATGCAAGGGAATCCACGGCGTCCGCCGCCGTGCATTTCCCGGACTTCACGTCAAACATGGCTTCCCAAATTCCCTTTCCAAGCCCCACAGGGCTGTAATCAAGGCCCGTGGTCAGGATGTTTGCCGGGGTCTTGCGGAAGGGGAACAGGGCGTCCGCCACGAAGGAACCTGCCCGTTTTACCGGGTTATCCCCCTCATAGCGGCCAAACTGAGACAGCGCCTCGGAAAGCGCTGTGGTGTTGCGGTAAGTGGCCTTCTGCGCTTCCTCAATGGCGTAGGCCCGTGCCGCCTCCACATCTGCGGCTCTGGTCCCCGCGTGGGCCTCTGCCGCCGTCACGCCCTTGGCTTGCAGTGCTTGGGCAAAACTGTCCACATACGCGCTCTTGTTGAATCGCACATCCTCCCGATCCAGCAATTCACTGTTCTTTTCGCCTATCCACTGGATAGACCGGGAGAGAACGTCCTCCCCCTTGAACATTTTCCGCTTGCTCTGGATCTCCCGCTCAATGCCTGCTGCTGTTGCGTCAGAATACTTCCCGCTGCCCATCGCCGCGTTCTGGTCCGTCTCATACTGGCCCTTGGCAAAGGCTTTCAGATCCTTGTCAACATTCACGGCCTTTGTCCGCTGAGAGGGGTCCTTGATGACCGCCCGCTCGATTGCGGTTCCGATGCCGTCCTTGATCTTCCGCGCACCCATCTGAATGGCATTGCCCATGATGTTGCGGATGTGGGTGGTGGGGTTGGTCAGCATGGATGTGTACCGCCAGAAATTGGCCTTCTCCATGAAGGTGCTGGGGATCTGGTCCGCAATGGAGGTGGTGATGGCGTCCCACGCCGCCGCCCGCTCCGCGTCCGTCTCCGCCATCAGGTAGTTGGTGGCCAGCTCGTCAGAGAGGGTGAAGCCTGTTACCTTGTCGATGTAGTCCACCCGCGCACCTTCCACGTCTCCGCTGTCGGCGGTGTTCTGCCGGGGTGCCCGGTTCTGCCGTGCCGCCCGGTCATTCATCCGGTCTACCAGCCGCCGCAGCGTCAGCAGACGGCCCTCCGGCGTCAACCGGTTCATCAGGTTCATGGCCTGTACCATCTGTGCGCTGTCGTGGGCCGCGTCCGCAATGGCCGTTGCCAGCTCAAAGGCGGCCTTGTGATCTCCTTCGGAAATGGCAAGGTTGTAGGCGCTGATAGCCTCGGCGGTGTCCGCCTTGGTGATCCGCTGTCCCAGCTCCGCCTTGGCAATGAAGCTGTTCGCCACCTCACGCCAGCCGTCCCGCGCGATCTTGGCCTGCGCCTGCTGCACGGCGCTCCGGTCCGTCACCACGTCATAGTCGAACGCGCCGCCGGCAATGGCGTTTTCATACACGGTCGCCATCTCCGGGGAGGTCAAGGGGCTATTGAGAATGGTGGAGACCGTTTTCTCCACGTTCCGCCCGGTGTCAGGGTTCACAACGGGGACTTCGGAAGGGGCGCGGCGCTGGTCATTCTGCACCCGCTCCGCACTGTTAGGATTTACCGGGTGGAACTCCTCGCTTTTGGCCTGCATGGCGTCAAAGGGCGTGTTCACCGTCCCGGCGTCTGCGTTGCCGAGGCCGTCAAATCCGTCAACTCCGTCCAGCCCATGCCCTCTGGCCTGTACCTCTCCGGCTCCGCGGATGCCCTGCTTGGCAGCCAGATACCCGCTGTTGGGGCCTATCTGCTCGCCGGTCATGGTGGTATAGCCGTTAGAGAGCATATCGTCCAGAATCAGCTCCACCCGCTTGGCCGCCGCCACGTTCTCCTGCCCCTGATCGGTGATGATCCGCTGGGCTGCGTCGATAATGGCGTCACGGGAAAGCCCAGTTTCATCCATGGCCTGACGCAGGTGTGGCGAGGTCTGCGCCGCCTGTTGGACGGCGTTGCCCTCCATAGTACGCTCGTAACGGCGGCTCATGGGCTGTTGGAGGGAGAGGTCTGCATCCGCGATCAGGGCGTTGGCCGCTTCCTGATAATAGCGGTGCAGCTCCGGGTGGTCGAACTGGAAAGCGTTCACGTCTCTGCCGCCCACCGTCTCCATCCGCCGCCGGTCGATGTGCAGCTCCGGGTCGATTTGGAACACCTTGCCGGTGGCGTCCATGCCAACGGTTCCGGCTTCATTGGCCTGATATATGGCGTTTTGCTGCTCCGGCGTCATGGCATCCATATCCGCCCGCTTCTTCCCAAACAAAACCTCAGAGAGAATATCCCGGTTGCTTTTTGCTTCTGCCTGTGATATATTGTTCTTAGCGAGGATGTCATCAGCCATCGCCTTGGGGAATTGTACCCCATTGGAAAGAAGTTGATGGACGTCCTCGTTGTTTTTTGTGTAGAGCACATTGCTGTCCGCTTCTCCAAGATAGCTTTGCATGTGGCCTGTCTGGTAAGCGCTGGCAATTCTATTTTCCACACTGATTGCTCCCTGCTTGTCCAGATGCAGCGGGACAATAATGCTCTTGTCGCCGTCTTTCCACGCGGTCAGCAGCACAATGCTGCTTGGCTGTGTGTTCGACTTCAAAATCGCAGCGGGGTTTTCGATTTGATAGGGGAGCTGCTTTAGAACAGACATACCCAAATTATGTTTGCCGCCCATATACCCTTCCGGGTATGCGATTTTATAAGCTGCATCTTGCGTCATTGTCATCGGAAGCGGGTTTGCCCCGTAACGGGTCAAAAGCTCCGGCGTGTCCCCAACAGACAGCAATTTGCCGCTTGGATAGTCTCCCGAAAAAACCTTGTCAATATCGCTTCGATACCGCAGCATATTGTCCGTGCTCGTCAGCCTGCCCGCCGTCTCCACCCCGGGAACGGCGCTTTGCGTGCCCTCTGCGGCGTTTGCGGGGGTGGGGGTATCAATACCCTCCCGCACCTCCGGGCGGGCCTCCTGCGTGGGCTGTGCGTCCGCCTGACCGCTTCCACGCTGCCGGATGACGTCAGCGCCTGCGCCGATGCCGCCCATGGCCGCGCCCACCGCCGCGTCATACAGCGCCTCGCTCAGATCAAACCTGGCAGAGGGGTCATAGGTGGCCCGCTGCAAAAAGGGCTGGGCATAATCTTCCAGAAATTCTTCTCCGCCCTCGGAGATCATGGAGAGGGCCAGCCTCCCGGCGGGACGCTTGGCAAGGTCGCTCATGACCTGAACGGCTGTGTTTTCGCCAAATTTTGCAATCAGTTTACTGGCTGCCTTCTCCGCGAGACCGCGCCCAAACGCCTTCTGAAACAGCTTAGAAACGTTGGAAATTTTTTCTGTTCCAAGGCTCAGCGCGCCGCTCCCCAATCCGTAGGCAAGCTGCTGACCATAGGTGGCCCCGGCCTGTCTGGCCTGTTGGGCGCTGCTCCCGGCGGAACGGGCCGTCATCAGGGCAAGACCGGCTCCGGGGATCACGGTGCTGGCCGCCACGTCCCCCGCCATCTGTACGCCCTGCACGCCAAGATCCACGGCGAACTGCCCCACCGGCCCCAGCCCTTCCTTGGCCTGCGCCACATCCGCGGCGGAGCTTTGGGACAGACGGTCCGCCTTCTGATACGCCTTGTCCGCCACTGCCTTGTCGGACTGCTCCACCGCCTTGGTGTAGCCCTCGTGGGCCGCGATCCGCCGCTTGGCGCTGGCAAGGTAGCCCTGCACCTGCTTTACGTCCGCCGCCGTCATGGCCTTTCCGTTGGCCCACTTCACATCCCGGAGCATCTTTTCATACCGCTTCACCGCGTCGTGGTCGCTTTGCAGGGAATCCCCGGCGTTCTGGTTGGCGATCCGGGTATTCAGCTTCCCGGCCCCCTCTGCCAGCACACCGCCCAGATTTGTATAGGCGGAGCCGACGGACTTCGCTGCGCCGGAGATCACCTTCCCCACACGCCCGTTATCAAGGGATGGGATGAGTGTCCCGCTTTGCTTCGTGTCCGCAAGCAAGCGGCTGTTGGTCCCTGTTTGCCTCCCTACATTGTCCATGGGCTGCGGGTAGCGGGTGGTGCTTTGGGTAAGGGTGGCGCTCTGTGCGCCGGTCTGCTGTGTGGTCTTTGCGGCGGCCTTTGCCCCGATTTTCGAGGTGTCGCCAATGACCTTGAAGCCTCCAAGCGTCCGGCTGCTCCCATTGGAAGAAGGCGTGGGGCTTGTCTGCCCCGCGCTTCCTTTTTTGCTGCCTGCTCCGATTTTGGAGGTATCGCCAATTACCTTAAATCCGCTTAGTGTTTTTGCCATACTGGTGCACCTCTCAGTAAGAAATCCCGTACTGTGCCAGCAGGTTCTGGACCTCCTGCTTCTGGCTGGCGGAGAGCTTTCCATAGTTCTTGGTAAGCCAGTTGTATGCCCGGTCCACATTGCCGTTACTCAAATCCGTGTTCAGGCTGGTGGCCGACGCTATGAAAGCGCCCTGCGTCATGCTGCCGGCGCTGCTTCCGCTGCTCCCCTGATACTTCGCCCATGCCTGATCAGCCGTCAGGCCGCCTGCGGCCTTCTTGGAGTTCTTGCCCCACTTGCCGTCCTGAGACACGCCGTAGTATCTCTGGAGCTGCTTCACCTGCTCGTTGGTGAGCTTGCCATTGGAATAGCTGCCCTTCTTGGCCCCGGAGGTGGCGCCGCTGGAGGACCCGCCGGAGGTCAGCTTGCCGGTGCCGTACAGAGAATCGTAGGCCCCCTGCCCGTAATAGTAATCGAAGGCGGAGATCACGTCATCTGTCACGATGCCGTTTTTCAGCGCGGACTGTACCTGACTGGCGGTCAGATTGGGTTTTACCACGGCACTGCCGCCGGAGGAACCGGAGCCGGAACCGCCGGTCTGCGCGCCGTACTTGGCATACAGGTTCTGCTGACGGACGTATTCCTCATACAGGGCATTTGCCAGCTCCGCGTCTCCCGTGGCCTCTGCCTTGGCAATGGCGTTTCGGTACTCCGTGTCAAGCTGGCTCCGCTGGAGGTCGATGGCCGCCGTCTTTTCCGCCTGCTCCCGGTCGATCTGGGAGAGGTTCTGCTGGAGCACAACGTCCTGTGCCAGCGCAGCCTGTCCGGTGGTGCCGGTGTTCAGGCCGTTTGCCACCGCCATCTCCTGAAACGCGCCACGGCTCAGGGCGTTCTGGTTGGCCGCGCTGTTCCGGGCAATGTCATACACCGGCGCGATCTGTGCGCGGCTGGCATCCAGCGTGGCGGTGTTCTGCTCGTAAGCGGATTTCAGCGCCGCCAGCTCTGCCGCCACCTTCTTGGCGTACAGCTCTTTTAAGTAGTCGCTGCCGTCCCCAATGTCAAAACTCACGCCGGTCTGCGCGGCGCCGGAGTTCTGCGTCGGCACGCTCCCTGCATTGATGTCCGTGACCCGCTGCTGTCTGTACGCCGGTGTGCCATAGCCGGAGGTTCCGGCCTGTACGCCGCCATTTGCCGCCAGATAGTCCCCGAAGGACTGCACCTTTCCGTTGGCTTGTGCGGAGGGGGAGGTGTCCGTCCCCATGAGATAGCGGTAATAGGCCAGCTCCGCGCTTTCCGGGCTGTTGTCAAGCCCCAGCCGCCGCCGCAGATCGTTCGCGGCAGACAGCGCGCCGCTGTCCGTCACATAGCCGTTCTTGTCGATGGTGTAGCCGTACCCGGCACGGATGGCGTTTGCGGCGGCGTTGGCCTGATCGCCGGTGATCTCGCCCCGCTGTAGCCGGTTGCGGATGTCCGTGATCTTGGAGCGGTCCAGTGCGGACATCATTTCGTTGTCCGTCCACGCACCGCTCTTTCCATAGCTGCCGTTCCCGGCGTTGATGTCCTGATGGGGGGTGTAATCCGACACGCCCTTCACAGCCTTGTAGGCGTAGCCGTCATCGTCATAGAACACGGTGTAGCCGTTGGAGATCTGTGCGCGGCCCGCCAGATCCTGACGGCGGCTCATGTCCGCGCCCACCTGATAGGTCACGCCGCCCTGCTTGTAGTTCTTCACTTCGGAGTTGCTGGAGGGCATCCCATAGATGCCGCCGCCATTGTCATTGCGGGTATAAGAAACCCCGCCGAAGGTCCCCTGAGAGCTGCCGCCGGAACTGCCGCTGTTCCCCCGGTTGCTGGACCCGCCGTAGGTCTGAGAATACGTCTTGTCGGAGCCGATCATATTCGGCTCCCTGCCGCCGTACTTGTCAGCGATTTTATTCTCTCGCTCCTTGGTCAGCCGGTCTCGCTCGGAGGCCGACAGATCCGTCCTTTGAAGCTCCTTGGAGTAGTCTTTGTTTTTATCGTAGTAGCCTGCCATACATGGCCCTCCTTATCCGTTCCAGTCGGCCCGGACCTCCCGCACGTCGATGTGGGTGAAGCCCTTCTGACTGTATACGCCCACGCCGCCCCAGTCCGGCATCAGCTCTCTTGCGTAGGCCGCCACCGTCTCCGGCGTCTGGCCCTTCACGGTGATATCCGCCGCCGTGCCGTAGCAGTGCTGGCTGTGCTCTGCGCCGTCCACCTTGGCATTGTACTGCGGCGTCCGGTAGGCACTGTGGATGACCACCGGAGCGCCAAAGTGGCTGCGGATGCTCTGGAGTACCATCACCAGCCGGGGGGCCACCAGCACAGCGTCGCTGCCGTCCTTGCAGGCAAATTCTTTCACTTTAAAATGGGTGGACAGCTTCTTGCCGCCGTCCTTCGCCTTGGAATAGGCGTTGATCTCTACCATAGGTTTCTCTCCTTCCGGCTCACACGCATCCCCGCTTTTCTTTTTCCATACAAGAAAGAACGGGATCACCCGCCCGTCCCCGGTAAAGCCCTTGCCCGTCGGATCCATGAAGCAGGTGCTCCCGCCGCCGTCCATCATAATGGCGTTGTCCCAGCCGGACGCGGCCAGCAGATCCCGGAGCTGTTCCGGTGTCCGCCGGTCGCGGCTCACATAGTAGGCGAACCGCCCGTTCTTGGTGCCGATGGCCGTCCGTGGCGCACGGTAACGCATATCCGCTCCGCAGGTGACAGGGTATATTTTCTTCCCATCGATAATAAGGTGAACGCACTCCATGTAATTCCGGTCCTTGTTGGGCACGGTTTTCACGCCGAAGTCTGCCGGGGTGTCCCAGCTGATGGCCCATGCCCGGTAATTGGGGGCCTTGTAAACCTTACCGTCTGCCTTTAAATGACAGGCGGGCTGCTGGTTCCGCAGGAAGATGGAGCCATTGCAGATAGCGTCCCCGCCCGCCTCCGCCAGCATCTTCTTCAGGTTGGCCGTGGTGGAGCGGAGACGCCGCCGATTGAAATAGATTTCCAAAAATTGGAGGTCGGAGAGCGGGACTGTGCCCGCTCTCGTCATCATGTCCCGGCCTCCTGCTTGCCCTCGTCGCTGGCCTGCCGGATGGCGTCCAGCATATTCTTCACAAAGGCCGGGTAGGGAACGCCCATAATGGCCGTGTTCTCTAAAATACTCAATCCCTCATTGGCGATGAAGAACATACAAACCGCGTCTCTCACAAAGTCGCTGGATGTAGCTTGGTCTAACAGCGCCCCCATCCAGACAAGCGCCAGTTCTACGCACTTCTTCGCAAGACCCTTGAAGCCTGCATCGGAACTCAGTGCCCCGGTGCTGCTCTTCCCGGACTTGTGCCAGATCGCTGCCACCATCCATCCGGTGGCGTAATCCAGCATCATAAAGCAGATCAGCACTTTCAGCGCCATATCCAAGCCGCCCAAAGCCTGCGCGATGACGGAGCCGGTTGTTGCCAGCGCCGCCAGAATCAGATTTTTAATATGTACTGCGTTCATAGCTTTTGCCCTCCCTGCACAGTGCTTCAGTGGTTCACCCGCACGGCCTTTACCGGGTTTCCGTTGGCGTTGTAGGTCACCTCATAGCGGCCCTCGGCAACGGTCACGGTCATGGTCTGGCCCGCCAGCTCCGGCTTGTACCGCATGATGTCACGGAGATGCTTCACGTCCTCCGGCTCGGTCTCTGCGGGGATGAAGCCCTCGGCCATTTCCTTCTCAGACCAACCGGCGATACCACCGTCGGGGTTTAAATGGAAGTTGGCACCGGCCTCCTTCAGCTTGGTGTTGATAACCTCGATGCTCTCGCCGTTCTTCTTGCCCTCGTTGATGATCTCGGCAAACTTCTTCTCCATAGTTTTTCTCCTTTCAATTTTTACGGCTTACTCAGCCGGTTTCAACTGTTCGGTTGATTATTCAACCGCTTTCAACTGTTCGGTTGATTATTCAGCCGGTTTCATTTGTATCTGTGGGTCCTGCCGGAGGATTAAACCTCCGGCTTTCCTCCGTTACTTTACGCCCATCAGCAGCTTGGTAGTCTTATCAAATAGAGCATTGCTGGGAAGAACCAAAGCGGGGCGGATACCACCGTTCGAGCCGGGTATGCTGCTGGCGCTGTAGCCGCCATTGGGGTAGATGATCAACACGCCGTTGAGACCATTGGTGCGTGGGGAACGGAGCCACCAGTAGGCGGCTGAGCCGTTCAGGTATGCAATACGTTTAGAGTCTGTTCCGAGGTCCGCGTTGAAGTAATCCAGCTTAGCGCCGTCGTTCGGCATATAGCTTGCGCCAGCCAGACCGACTTCAGGGCCAGACAGCAGGAACACTTTGCAGGACAGGCCGTTTGCACCGCTCTGGTCAGTGCCGCCATAGCCGCCGTTCTTACGGTACGGGAGCTTTACCTGCTTGATAACGGCTTGCTCCGTCGTGCCCAAGCTGTTGAAGAAAGTCCCATTCAACCAAGTGTTGATAGCGCTGGTTTCATATTTGTTGGCATCGGATGTGTGCCACTTCCTGTTGCTGTGAATATCCTTCCTCAGCAGCCACGTTCCGTCACAGCTTGCGTCATACAGGTTGCTGTTGCTGGGAATCCCTTGGTTGACCACCAGATACTCCACCGCCGTGCCGTCCTCCATCAGCTTTACGGTGGAACCCACCGCAAGGCTGGAGGCCAGCACCCCCGTCACCGGTGCCGTATGCACCTCGCCCTTCCGCAAAAATAAACAGTGTCCCATTAGCCAATCACCATCCCGTTACTGTCAACCAAGGTGGTAGAGGGTAGGATGAGGGCGGGGCGGACGCCGCCCAAGTTGAATGCGCTGCTGCCGTCGTAGCTGCCATTGGAGCTGACGCCACACACGAGGTTGGTGTAGTTGGTGTCCGGGGAGCGGAGCCACCAGTCGGCGGCCGAGCCGTTCAGGTTCGCAATACGCTTGTTGTTGGCGGACGTGCCGGTCCCAGACTCAAAGTAGGACAGCTTCGCGCCATCCACCGGGAAGTAGCTGTAGTCGCTGGTCGTCCAGCCTACTTCGTAGCCAGACAGCAGGAAAATCTTGCAGAGCAGGCCGTTAGCACCGCTCTGATCCGAGCCGCCGGAACCACCGTTCTTGCGATACGGGAGCTTTACCTGCTTGATTGCGTCCCTGATGTTGCTCTCAAACAGGTTGAGGAACGTTCCATTCAGATAGCTGTGGATGGTACTGTTCTCCAGATTGTTCACATTCGAACTGTTCCATTGTCTGTTCTCGTAGATGTCTTTCATCAACAGCCACGTTCCGTCACAGCTTGCGTCATATAGGCTTGAATTAGAAGGAATTCCTTGGTTCACAATCAAGAAATCTGTTGCGGTGCCATTCACGTTTAATTTGACTGTGGAGCCAACTGCAAGTTTCGAAATAGGCGTTTCTACGATTGGTATTGTCATCCTTCTACCAGCCCCGCTCAAAATCACACGTCCCATCAGCTCACCTCCACGACAATAGGAATTTCCACCGTATTCGCCTCACCAAAGATGGTGAACTTGATACCGCCATCTACTGTCTCGGCGTAGCCGTTTGTGATGCAGTCAAGGAACTGATTTTCGGCCACTACAAAAGCCGCGTAATCCTCGGCTGTGCCGGTTCCCGTGTAAGCGTGGTCTACGATGGCCGTGTTCTGCGCCGTCACCCCGGCGATGGCAACGCTCTGCGTCTTGACGCCGGTGTTTTCATCCTCCACCCACGCAGTTCCGATGGTGGCGGTGTAGGTCTTGACGGAGGAAATTTCCGGCAGCTGGCTTGCGGGCACCTTGCCGTCCGCGTCCAGAGACGCCGCCCCAATAGCCGCAGGGGTAATGGGGTCCTCCCCATCCTTCCCGTGCTGGCTGGCGTGTATGGCCGCCGCCTTGTCGTTCAGCGCCTCTCGGATGTCCGGGTGGGCGGCGTCGCTCGCGTTATGCGCCGTTACATAGCCCTGCGCCTCCACCTTGGTAGCGAAGTCACCGCCCACAACTGCCTGTGCCTTCTCTGCCCAATACTTGGCGTTGTCCGTGTCCTCCCCGGGGCGTGTCCCGGTTCCGCCTACGGCCCAGCTTTGAGCGGTTTTGCTGGCAGTCTCCGCGCCTGCGGCGCTTCCAGCCGCCGCTGCCGCTGCCGCGCTGGCCTGAGACGCGGAACCGGATGCGGACGCCGCCGACTGACTGGCGGAACTTGCCGCGCCGGTGGCCGTACCCGCCGCATCCTTGGCGCTCTGCTCACTGCCTGCGGCTTGAGACGCACTCCCCGCCGCCGCGTTGGCCTGTGCGGTTGCCCGGGCTACGATCCCGGCGGTCTCGTCGGCTCTGGCGGTCTCTGCCACCGCTCTGGCGTTTTCGGCGGACACGCGGGAGGCTTCGGCCTCGGACCGGGCTTGCTCTGCCGCTGCCCGTGCCGTTTCCGCAGATACCCGGCCTTCCTCGGCGGTTACACGCCCCTGCTCTGCTGCCACCCGCGCCGCTTCCGCCTGCTTGCGGCTCTCCTCCGTGGCGTCATCCGTCAGCACTGCCGGGATCAGGGTCTCGTTGATGTACTTCTTGATGATGTTGCCGGATTCGTCGAACTTGGCTTTTAGCTCCGCACTGGTCAGACCGCCTACGTCGTTCGGTTCGTCATCCAGCTTCTGAATGATATTCAGATCGCCGTCCAGCATCTGGATCTCCAGATTGGAGTTGGCTACCACGTTCAGGTCCGCTGTCAATCGCTTCTCCATTTAAGCACCTACCTCCGTTTTTGGCACTTCGCCTGTCTCGTTGATTTTCCGCTGTAACTGGCCGTATCCGGCCCCGCCCCGAATGGGGACGTTTTCTTCCTGAGCAACAGGCTGTTCGCCCTCTGCTTCCGGCTGACCGCCGCCCATCATGGCAAGCTCCTGCTGCTGGAGGGCTTGGATCAGCGCCTCCTTGTCGGTGATCTGTCCGGCGGGCAGACGCTTCAGATACTCCACCGTGGAGATCTTACCCTGCATCAGAAGGTTGTCCAGCGTCTGCATGGCCGCGATCTCGCTCCAATAGGAAGCCGCGCCCGCGTCCAGTCCGATGGTAAAGGGGATCTCTTTCAGCAGGGAGAAATCGAAGGTCACCGTCACCTTGGCGTTGTCATAGGGGTTGGCGATCTCCACATACCGCTCGCCGTAATACTCGCCCATAAACTCCATGTAGATGCGGCCCAGATCCTCAATGCTCTGCAAAAGGTTCTGCTTCGTCAGCTCCATGGGGGTTGCCGCCGCCCGCTGCAAAGCGATAATGGCGGAGGTGTTATCCGGGCGGGTATCGCCCAGCGCCACGTCCGACGCGCCGAGGAACTTCTGCGTGTAGCTGATGGCAATGTCAATGAACTGGCTGATCTGGGGGGAGATGCTGGCCGGGTCAATGATCTTCGCCACGCCCTCCACGCTTCCGTTTACCGGGATGGCTCCGCCGATCTTGTTCGTCCACTTGGCTACCTTGGTGGAATCGTATACCACCTTCGGATAGGCCAGTGTCATAAGAGAGATCATGGACATGGCGAACAGCTTGTTTACAAAGATCTGGTTTGGCAGAAGGCCTGTGATCATGGCCTGTCCGTGATAGCAGTCCTGCACATAGTCCCAGTTCATCCACGTCAGAGGATAGAGCTTGATGCCAAGGTCCAGATCGCCCCGGATCTCTGCCTGCCGGGTGCACTCGTAGGCGTGGACGGTGCCGGTCTCGTCATCCTTCCACAGCCGCAGCAGCACCGTCACCTTGTTTCCGCTGCCGCTCATGGAATCCATGTAGTTGTTTCCGCAGTCCTTGTTGTCCGGCTGAATCTCGTCCGGGTCCTTGCCGTACCGCTTGGCCCGCTTCCGGGCCTCACTCAGCAGCATCCGCCGTTCCAGAATGATGTAGGGCTGGCTCTGCACGTCCCGGTTGTTGGGATTGCCGAACAAAACCTGCGTATTCATCAGGACCTCCGTGCGGATGGCCCCCTTGCTGGCCTGTCCGGTCTCCGCCGTATCGTCCCAATAGGTATACATACAGCCGTCACCGTCTACGGCGGCGTTTCTGGTAAACTCCCGGATGCGCCCGCCGATGCTGTTATGCTCAAAAATGGACGCGAACTGATCGTTGAGAATGTCGGCCACCAGCTCCAAGGTCTGCGTGTTCCGCTCCCCGCTGGAGGACATGGCCCGCGCCCACAGTTTCAGATTATCCGTGGAGATATTCGCCACGGAGAACAGCACCACCCGCTTCAAGAAGTTAAATACGGGGGTTGGGAGTCCGTTGCTCTGCACACCCTCCCACTGCTTCCCGATGAAGAAATTTTCGTTGGTCTCCACGCAGTCATAGAGGTCAATGCCGCTGTTGAAGCTGATCCCCGCGCTGTATTCCTTACCGACCCGCTCCGGGGTCATCGTCTGTTTGCTCATGGGTTCACCCCTTTATTTCACATTTCCGGTATAGCGGAGCTGCACGTCCGTCTCCAGCACTGTTGCGGTAGACGATGCCGATTTGCTCTTGAATACCAGCTTGTAGAAGGTGGCCTTCTTCACCTTCATCTTCACCCGCCGTACCTGCGGCTTTCGGTTAGTGCCGAAAGACCAGTGGGCGAAATCCGCATGGGCAAAGGTGGTCAGGCCGGAGGATACGGTTTTCTCCGGGTAGTCGCTGCGGCGGTTGGTCTCCACCGTCACGTGCACACGGGCGTTGCTCTCCGGCTGGATCGCCACGAAAATAAGCGGGCTGTACTTTAGCACCCAGTCCCGGTCAAAATCCATGGAGCCGGTAGCTGCGTAGGCGTCAATGTCCTTGCCGTCATCGTTACGGTACTGCCGGGAAAGATGCACCACGCCGCCGTCGGGCCGGAAGCCGTAAGTTTCCAGCCCTACCTCCACCATGGCCCGGAAGCTCAGTCCGGTATAGAGATACCATGCGTCCGCGCCGTAGTTCAGGATCAGCGCCTTGTCTCCGTACATCCACCAGTATTCCTGCGCCGATTTTCGGTTGAAGGTCCGGGTCTCTGCCATGTCAAAGCCTTGCAGCGTCACCTCTACCCGGTTGCTGATCCGTTCTGCGTTCCGCTCGTCAAAGGTGATATTGCCGCCGGTAGATACGCTCCGCCACCGGTACACCGCCTGATCGTCCAGCGTCAGTGGGTTGTTCTCCAGAATGTCCACCTGTCCCGGAGCCTTGTTGCCGAACTGCCGGTTGACAGGGGTCACGTAGAACGCCGCCGTGGTAACATCCGTAGCCGTTACCAGTGTGGAATAGCTCATGGAGTAGGTGGCGTCCTGTTTGAATACCACCAGCCGTGCGTAATGGCGCACCATGCCGGTGATGGGCGTGTTGGCCTCGCCCACCTCTGCCTCGTACAGATCCGGGAAATATTCCGCCGAAGGCTTACCCGTGGCGGAGTCAATGCCGGAGTAAATGGTCTTGTTGGTGCCGTCTCCGTAGAGGAACACGCGGCTGTCTGTCTGGCCGTTGTAAAGCTCGGAGAAGCGCATCCCAGTCACCTGCGCCCGTTCTCCGTTGCCGCTGCGATAGACCAGCTCCAGTGTGTTGGTCCCGGCGGCTGGGGCGGGGGTGATGGTGAAGGTCCGCGCCTTTAAGTCAGAGGTGAAGGTCTGTGCCTTGTCTCCGATCTTCACGGAGATGATCTCATCCACCGTCTTTTCCGGGATGTGGAAAACCGTCTCCTTGCCGTCCGGGGAATACAGCACCTTCCGCTTGCCCGTCAGCCGGTTCACGTTTTCCAGCAGAAACCCGCCGCCCGCAGGCGTGGTGGCGTTCATCACTGTGGGGATATAGCCCTCCACCGCCGCAAAGCTGCTGTCCTCCTTGCCGTCCCAACTCATGTACTCATGGCCGTTCAGCAGATAGACCTTGTTGGAAAACCCGAAGAACGAGGTCTGGTCCTGTGTGCACTGGCCCACAACCTTGGTTGTTGCCGCCGCCGGGTCCAGAGAGAAGATCAGCCCGCCGAAGGCGGCAAGGGTCCGCTGCTTGCTGTCTACCACGCCCTCCCACGCCCCGGAGAAAACAGGGCTCTCTGTGGGGGCTGTGTGGCCGCTCTCCGCGCACCATGCGTCCCATGCCGTTTTCAGGTTCAGGACTGTCTTGGTGCCGGGGCGCAGCTGCAAATGCTTCTCCCGCGTCACCCGGAAATTCCGCATCTTGCTCATTTCGCCGTTCTTGATCTTGGTATCGCCGTCAGGGTTTTCGTTCAGGCCCAGAAACTGGCGGATCTTCAACACCTGAATATCGTTGCTGGATGTGATTTGAGCCATCGTCCGGGCCCCCTTTATCCGTAGGATAGATAACCGGCGGTCATTTCCCCGCCCGTCATCACGTCATCGTAATCCTCGCCCTCGTCGAAATCGTCCACGATCTTTTCCACGGTTTTCTGTGCGCCCAGAACGCGGGTCACGCAGAAATACCGGGCAGCGTCGCAGATATGGGTGATCTCGTGGGGCTCCGTGGCGCAGTCCGATGGGTTTTTCTCGTCATGCTGGATGGAGGGCAGGTTGCGGATCAGGCCCACGCAGTTTTCCGTTACCAGCAGTCCGGGCCGGTCCGTGTCGCTCTTCATAGGCTTCAGCAGCTCCTTAACGGCCATCCAGCCCTGAACGCGGTTGTTACTGGCCTTCAGCAGCCCCAGCCCGTTCTGCGCGAAGATCTCCGCCATGCTCCGGCCGCTGTCCTTCTGCCGGTTCCACATATCCGGCGGGGCAATGGTGAACTCAATGTGCTCCTCCGGCGGGGTCAGGGCATTTGCCAGCTTTGCCGCCTCGGATACGATCAAGCCGCTTTGCTGTACCTCACGGTACACATAGGCCCGCCCCTCAAAGTCCACCGCCACCCAAAGGCAGGCGAACATATCAAGGCCGTAGTCGAACGCCCGGTATTTCTTCCACTCCCGGGGCACCCGCACAAAGGGCGCGATCACATGGGTCTCCCGCCGGAACTCCGGGAAGAACGTGCCTGCCATGGCGTTCCAATCGCCGTAGCGCCACGCCCGCCGCACATCCTCCGGCAGTAGGTCCAGCATTTGCTTGTACTCCGGGGACGCTTCCAAAAGCTGAGGGTTATCGTCCACCGTGGCGGGGATGAAGGTGTAATCCTTGGCCTTTTCCCCCTCCCGATACTCTCGGTCCACGAACAGCCGCTTTACCCACAGATGGCCGATGCCGCCGGGGTTGCAGGTCAGGTACATCCGCCGGGGAACCTTCGTGGAGCCGCGCAGACACGCGCCCAGCGTCCGGAACTGTCCCTCTGTAAACTGGGTGGCCTCCTCCATGAAGATCCAGTCAAATTCAAGGCCCTGATATTCCTGATCGTCTCCGGCTCCGTAGTGGCCGAATTTGATGATGCTGCCGTTGCAGAAGAACATCATGCGCATACTGCCGTTGTAGCTGCCCACCTCCGGCGGGATCAGCTTCTGCATAGGCAGAATGATGTTCTGCTCCAATTCCGGGTACTCCTGGCGCACGATCAGGATCTTGATGCCGGGGTAGGTGAGCGCGCCGCCTGCCGCCTTCCGCAGCAGAACGTGTGTCTTGCCGCCGCCTCTGGCACCGCCGTAAGCCGTGTACCGGCTCCGGGACTGGCAGAACTGCTTCTGTTTGGGGTTCAGCGTCCCCAAATCCACTTGTACCGTTCCGCCTGCTGTCTGTTTATATCGAGGCATAATCGCTCCTTATATCTGGTGGGCGGGCCGGGTTCATGCACCCGCCCCGTCCATATAGGCGGGAAGGGGCCGCAGCCCCCTCCCATGAGATCACTCGTAATCCTTGGTGCCCTCGATGCCCACGCAGCCGTCCTTGGTGCCTACGGCCCGCAGGGTCTGACCGGCGGTCAGAGTCACAGGGGCGGTGTAGACCTCGGCGGTGGTGGAGTACCGGGGGTTGGTGCCGTCGGTGGTGTACTTGAACACCACACCGGAAGCAGTGGCGATGGTCACGGCATGGCCGCTGATAGACAGGGTGGGGGCGGCCAGAATCGCAGCATTGCCGGACACGGCAACACCGTCACCCTTGGCACCCAGCACAAAGCTGTCATAGTAGGTCACGCCCTGCACCACGGGGCCGGAATAGCCCTGCACCTCGGTCAGGATGTTGTACTTCTGGAGCTTCACAGGGTCCACGGTGCAGCCCTTGTGCTTGATGAAGAAGTACACACCGGCAGGCATATAGCTGGTGGGAATGGGCTTCACGCGGCAGCCGTCGAACTCACCCACAACGCCCTTCGCCAGAGCCTCCTTGCCCAGAGCATCCACGCCGATGTAATCGGGCATCTGCTTGAGCAGCTTGTAGTACTCGGTGGCGATGTAGAGGGTGCGGCCCTCCAGAGGCACCAGCGCGTCGGTCATCTTCGCGTTCAGGTCGATGATGAGACCGCCGATGGTGGCCTTGGTGGGGGCGGTAGCCTCCTTCACGGCGATGTTCGCGCCCATGACCCACTTCTTGATGCGGTGCTTGTCCATGCCGGGGATGGTCACCTCGTCCAGCTGACGGCGCAGAGCGCTGCCCGCGGACTTCTGGATGGCCTGATCGGTCTGGTCCAGCGCGTCGATGGTGAAGGAGAAGGCGGGCTGCATCTCGCAGGTCATCTCCTGAAGGGTGTCACCCACGTCATGGACCTCGCCAAAGCGGTTGGAGCCGCTGCGGGTGTACTGGGTCTCAGGCACGGTGTTCACGCTGCCGATGCGAATGGTGCGGCTGTTTGGATTCAGCCAGGAATAGCTGTTGCCGCAGTCATCGGCGGTGATGGAGGCTTTCTTGAAGCGCTCCGCGATTTTGGTTGCGTACTTGATTGCATAGTTGATAGCCATAGGTAAAAACCTCTCTTTCGTCCGGTTTCCCCATAGGCAAAGTGCCGTTACATGGCACTGTCAAAGGCATCTCCGAAATCGTCCCGCGTCTTGGAGCTGTCCCCGGCGCTTCTCATGCTGCCGGTGGAGCGCTCCGCGTTCCGCTGGTTCTGCTGTACGGAGGCGGTCTCCCGCTTGGCGTCTGCTATTTCTTGCTCTAATCGTCCATTGTTGAAACGTGCATAAGCTGCCACCAAAGAGGAACCGTTCCGCACATCCGCCCACACTTGAGGCGGAATGCTGTTGGGGTCCTTTGCTGCCTCGGGGAATGTCTGTTGAAATTCCTGAATGTCCGCCTGTCGGCGGCTTGCCGCCTCGGCCTCGGCCCTCTGGGCCTGCGCCATGGCGTCCTGCTGGGCCTGCCGCTCCGCTTCTGCGGCGGCCACAACGGCCTCCCGGTCCTCAAGCTCCACGGAGCGCCGTGCGTCCGCTTCACTTAAGCCCTCGGCCTGCTTGGCCTGCGCCCGGAGCATGGAAATGTATTCCTTGGTGTTCAACCCCTGCTGGTTTGCAAAACGGTTGACCATCTCCATCACAGGCTTAAATTCGTCATACTGGCTGCGGATGCGGTCATAGTCCATGCCCTTCTGGGCCAGTGCCACCATTTCCGCTTCGTTTGCCTGCCGCACCTCGCCCATGTGCCGCAGTTCCCATGTCTGGGGCCGTGCGTCCACGGTCTCCGCCTCGGTCTGCTGCGTCAGGGCTGCCTGTTCCGCATCTGCGGGGGGCTCGGTGCCCTCATCCGGCGTCTCTGCGCTCTCACTAAGGTCCTCGGCAGGCGTTTCCTCGCCAGTCTCCGTCGGCTCTGCGGTCTCCTCCGGCTGGTCTGCCGTCATCTCCGCGCCGCCGCCCCAGTCCTCCAGAAAAGCGTCCTCGTTTGCAGTCACTTCACCGGCGGTCTGGTCTAAAATTTCGTCCATATTGGCCTCTTTCCCCGGCCTGGTCTGGCCGGTTTTTTGTATTTTCAAAGCCTGGTCTGGCTTTGTTGATAAAACAAAAACGAGACCACAAGAAACGGCTTTCGCTGTTCTCATGGCCTCGTTGGGCTCTCGCTGTTATTCGGTTTTGATGGGGAAGGGGACGTCTGTATCCAGCTCCCGCCCCTCAAAAATGGTGGGGTAATGGCTCACCTTGCATCTTCGGCAGTAAATAGGCGTGTTGTAGATCACACTGCCCGGTTCGATGTGCTGAAGCGCTTTCCCGCAGATAGGGCAGCGGTAGACCCACGTCCCATCTACCACCATGCGCCAAACTCCCCGTGTTCAATGCCGCCGTACAGGTTTTCCACCTCACCGATCACGCTGGGCAGGCTCTGGCGGCACAGCTCCAGCTGTTCCAGAAACGTCTGCCACAGAAAGTTGGCTCTGCTGGGGTCCTCCTCCAGCAGCAGCAGACCTGCCAGACCGTAGGGCAGCGCCCCGGTGCAGATCCGCTCATCTAACGCCACCTCGTCCGCCATATCCGCCACCTTGGGGCAGATAGGCCGCTTGCCGCCCGCTGCTTCCAGCGCTTCCCGGTAGTTGTCGCTGTACGGAAATGCCCGGTCTAAAACGCTGTTCAGCAGGGAAACGGTCCGCAGCTTGTACTCCTTGGTGTCCGCCGTGTCCGTGGAACCGGTGGATTCGTTCTGGGAATCCATCAGGTGGATGGCGATGTCAAAAATCTGCTGTACCGTAACCGCCATATCACACCTCCCGCCCCTTCAGGCTGGCTTTCATGGTGTTCAGGTCGTAGGTCATCAGGTTGTCAATGCCCTGTTCCACGCTTTTCTGCCGGTCCGTAGGCTCTTCCGTCTCCGGCTTCTCCGGTTCGGTGGGGGAGGGGGCTTTGATCTCCCGCAGCAGCCGCAAAATCAGCACTGCGCATACGGCAGCGCCTATACTGGCCGCGCCGCAGATCAGGGATAAAACCAAAATCAGGCCGTTCACCTTGCCGCCTCCTCACTTGAAGTCGCTTGCGTCCACGCCGTCCCCGAAGGTCACGTTCACGCTGATGTCTTGACGGGTCTCCTGCTTGTCCTGGTAGCCGCCCAGACGTTTCTGCTTGTTCAGGAAAATGCCTCGCGTCACCATGCCCTTTTCCTGGTAGATGGGGCTGGTGTCGATCTGCTCCTGGATGCGCTGGTATGCCAGCCGCACGTAGTAGCTCATGACGCAGCGGGGATCGTCGATCTCCTCATTGCCCGCCTCAAAGGCTTCCACCTGTGCCTCGACCACCTCGGCCTCCCGGCCATCGTTGTAGTCGTAATACCCCTGAAGCCGCTGAACCGTCCATCGCATCGCATTGGCAAGACCCGCCTCGCTGTATGCCTGTTCCAGCCGGTCCTGCACGTCAAAGTATTCCTCGGACTGCTTCAGGAACGCCTTGATCCTCTCAATCGTCTGCTTCTTGTGGGCCGCGGCGGCCTTCTTGTTCATATCGTCCATGTGTGCCTTGCTGTGGTTCGATGCTGTTTTGGCCATGCTCCCGGCCCCCTCTCACAAAAAATTCTGGTGGTTTCGGCAGGAATCGAACCTGCGACATATCGGCTCACGAAGTCCGCTGCTCTTCCGACTGAGCTACGAAACCATGCTCCGGTGGGCTGGTCGGACCCACCGGGCAACAGGAAAGGAAAGTGAAAACTGGCGTCTGACATAGGAGGCAGGTGGAAACCTCTTCCGCCAACTTCATTCAAGCATATTTCATCAAGCGAATACAATAGGTTTCAGTTATTTTCGTAATGTTCTACATAAAATCCCCCGCCCCCTTTTTCCGCCACCCCCCCCAGAGGGCACACCAACACTGCCCCAGACACTGCCACACCAGTTCTCGGAAAGGGGAGAGGGGATGTGTGTAAGATAGCCCTATACCACGAGGAAGAGACACCCCCTCTTTTTCCGCTACCCCCTAACCCCCTACCATCCCGGCTCTACCTCTGGCCCCCTGACCCCCAGCCGGTGAAGCCCCGGCCCTGTCTCATGGCATCAGCCTCCCAGCCGGAGCCGTAACCGGAATAGACCCGACCGGGAGAGAAACTGCACAGAAACGACACAGCAGCAGCCGAAGCCCAGCAGCCGCAACGAAAATATTTAACGACCCCTTAAATCTCACCGGGAAAGAGAATTGCCCCCCCATCAGCCGCCGCCATCCACCAGCCCACCGCCAGTCCCGCCCCATTTGCGGTCTACCTTGCAATAGCTTCGAATACCTCGCAAATACTCCGTTTTGCTCATGTTTCCTCGCGTTCCCTCGCTCTCTCGCGTTTTTTATTCGCCGTGTCTCCCTCTTACGCTACTCTCCCAATAGAAGCAAGTATATATATCTATACCCAGAGAATATATATCTCTTTGGGGGGTGTGCTAAGTATTAGACGCTAATACTAAGCATCTAACGCTTATTAGACGCTTGTAACACTCTCACTCTCCTATTCTCTCCCCCTATAGTCCCCCTCCCCTTCCCCCTCTCTCCCTCTCTCGCTGCTGCCGCCCCGCCCCACACAAAGAGAAAAGCGCCGGGGGTGTTATCCCTCGACGCTCTGTCGCTCGTTACAGCTTGTCCCGGATGGCCTCAATAATCCAAGCGTTGACGCTCTGGCCTGCCGCTGCTGCTGCCGCTCTGATCTGGGCCTTAGTTGGTGGCTCTGTCTTACTCGTCATTACCACGATGCGCTCTTGATTTTCTTTCTGCCATATATTCCGCCGATCTGGCTTTCTTTCCTCCATTATTTCACCGCCTTCCTCGTGCTACATTATACAAAATCGCCGCAAATCATGTCCATGACAAAATTGCACAAAAAGTCATGGCAATGATTGTTAATTTTGCCTGCTTGACAGCGTCATGGAAATGACGTATGATTAGGCCAACAAAAGCAAACACGACAACGCCACAGGCCGACAGGCCGGAAAGGACAACACCATGAAATACATGATTATCTATTGCAAGACTAACCCCGCCATCAGCTACCGCAGCACCATTGATGCAGCGCAGGTCCTCGCACAACAGCTCAAGCAGCGCGGTTACACCGTCGAGATCTGGGAGCAGGATGCCAAAGGTTCTCGCCCCACCCGCTAACCCACCAACCGCAATCACGAAAAAAATTTTTAGGAGGATCACACAATGACTACTTACTTTATCAACTGCCGCAACCTCGACGAGCTGAAGAAGGCTTACAAGGCCGCCGCCATGAAGAACCACCCAGACCACGGCGGAGACACCGCCACCATGCAGGCCATCAACGCCGAGTATTCCGCCCGGTTTGAAGTCCTGAAGCGCAGCCAGAACGAGCAGGCCGCCGAGGACACCACCGGACGGACCCACGCCACCACCGAGAGCGCCGGCGACTTCATTGCCATCATCGCAGCTCTGCTGAAGCTGGACGGCCTCGAAATCGAATTATGCGGTCGATGGCTCTGGATCGGCGGCAACACCAAGGAGCACAAGGAAGCCCTGAAGGCTGCCGGGTGCCGCTGGTCCTCCACTAAGAAGCTATGGAGTTGGCATTTCGCCGAGGAAGGCCAGCGCTGGCACAAGGGCACCAAGACCATGGCAGAGATCCGCAGTAAGTACGGCAGCACCACCTTTGCCCGTTCCACCAACTCCGACGCGCTCCCGGCTTGACCGGGGCGCGCCACCCACTGAAAGGAGCATGAATCATGATCCAGATCAAAAATATTTTCGACAGTCTGCGCGACGATGTTTTAAGCGACAAAATGACGCTGAAGGAAGCCGCCGTGGAGCTTTACAGAAGCGGATGTATGAACTTCATCGACGAGGAAGCCACCCGCCGCCGGTTACATTTGGCCGACTGACACCACCGCCCGCCCCGGAGGTAACGAGGGCAGAAGGGACCCATATATGAGCTATCTCGACCTCTTCCAGCGCTACGGCAACCCCAGCCGCGAAGCGGAAATACGGCTGACCGCCTATCTGCTCCGGCCCGACACCCTGACCGCTGACCGCATCAAAGCCCACGATGACAGTGCAGCCCGGATGATTGCCCGGTGTAACGAGCTGATCGACCAGCTGACCGAGTACCGCGCAGCCCTGGCGGAGCGATACGCCGCCCTTGCCACTGCCGCATACCGTGACCGGCTGGAGCTGATCCGTGACCCCGGTTACAGGGGCAAGCCGGTGATCTACTTTGTGCGGATCGTCCGCACCTACGAGGACGGCACCACGGAGCGCGTTTTGGACGAGAAATATTTCGGTACGGAGCGCCGGAAGGCCTTCGCCCGGTTCGCGGAACTCAAGCACCAGCGCCCCGGCATTGAGACCATGCAGGACACCGACAAGCGCAGCTGGGAGCGTTGACAAGTCGCGCGGACCATGTTACCATCAACTTACAGACCGGCCCCCGCCGGAGAAAGGACTGATTGCCATGGCAAACTACTATATCCGAGACGCGGCCCACGCCGCCGCAATTCTGGGCGAGTACCGCCGCTGCGGTAACTGCGGCAACTGCGGGCTAACCACCCCGGAGGGCTGGCGCTGCTCCCACATGGCGGAGCAGGCCGAAAAATACTTGAGAAATCACAGAGAGGAGACCCGGAACAATGGCTAATCTGATGGACAGCTACAAGGCCCAATATGGCGCCGCTGCGAGTGGCTACCTGTATATGCTGGGCGGAAACACTGCCGACATCGTGGCGGAGGTGGAGCGCAAGCATGCAGAGCCGGAGGCGGACACCCTTGCATTTCCGACCCCGCTGATGTCCACCACCCCGGAACAGGACGCACACAACGCCATCATGCGCGAGATCCAGCGCTTGTATTTTCTCCCGATCTCCCGCGCGTCCGCGCTGGCCGTGTGTAACGTGCTAAGCGAGTTGGGCGAGCTGATCCCCTTTCCCAGTCTGCCGGATTTCCGTTTCAACGCGTGGACGTTCAAGGATGCATGGAATGATGTCCACCCAGATGAGGCACAGATCATCGTTAACGGTGCCGCCATGTTGAGCATATGACAGCCGAAAAAGATCAGCGGCCCGGAGCCATCCGAGCCGCTGATTTTTTATGCCTTTTTGTCATGCTTCACAGTACTTTCACAGTATAGCCGCCAATCCCTTGCCATTCCTCAAAAAGTGTTATAAAAGTATTAAATTTTCACAATTTTCTCTAAATTCCACTCGTTGACACTGTGCGCCATCAAAGTCTTTATTTTCAACGCCTGCGGCTTCTTTAGTCTCTGCCTGATAGTGTCACATGATGTTGCATAAATCATGCTCCAAACTTCACAGTAAGTTCACAGTTTGCTTCCATTTTCTTCCATAAAAATACACACGAAAGTGTTTTTACTTTACAGCTTCGAAATACGCCGTCAGCTTCTCTGCTGCCGTCTGCTTTCGGTCCTGCCGCAGATGGGTGTAAACCGCTTCCACCACTTCCGGCGTATCGCCCAGCAGGCCAGCCGCCTGTCTTGGATCAAGCCCCGCCTCATAGCAGATCGTTGCAAAGCTGTGCCTGAAGCAGTGCGGCGTGATAGGGAACGTCTCCAACGTCTCGCCGTTTTCGCCCTGCTGGATCTCATTCAGGCCAACGCCCCGGCAGTAGTGCCGCCACTCCCGCGTGATCTCGTGGGGCCGCATATAGCCCCCATCGTCACCGGGGAACAGCAGCCCGATCCGGTTTTTCGGCAATGCGTCCGCCAGAGGGGGCAGCAAAGGAATATCCCGCAGGCCGTTATCCGATTTCAGGTGGTTTTCCAACACCGGCTTGCCGGTGGCGTAGCTGACTTTTTTGTTGACGTGGATCACACCGGCGCGGCGGTCAATGTCCTTGTAGGTCAGCGCCAGCGCCTCACCCCGGCGGCATCCGGTGTAAAGCAGCAGATAGCCAAACAGCCACCAGCGGGCCGCCTTTGCCACTCCCGCCGCTTTCACGGCCTCCTCCTGTTCCTCCGTCAGCGCCTCCCGCTTTTTGCAGGGCAGGCCCCGGCTTTTCTTGACCTCCGCCGCCGGACTGATCCTGATGTCTCCCTTGATGACGGCATGGGAGAAGATCATCCGGCAGACGGCCAGCTCAATGCCGACGCTGTTGGCGCTTCGCCCTTGGGCCTCAAAGCGCTTGATGTAGTTCTTCACGTCCACCGGCTCGATCTCCGACGCCCGCCCCGGAAACGCCTCTTTCAGCCGCTTCACGGCGTAGCTGTATACCCGCCGGGATGATTCGGAGATCTCGCTCTCATGCTCCCGCTCCCACTCGTCCGCGATCACCGGGAAATTCCGGCCCTTCTCCACCTCCATCTGGTATTCCAGGATTTTACGGTCAATTTCTCTATCTGTCTTGCCGCGAAAGGCTACCCGCTTGCCGTTGATGGTGCGGATCGCCTCGTGCAGCCCGTCCTTGCGGACGCCATATTTACTTTTCTTCGCCATTTTTTCCTTTCCTCCTGTTGCATCGCCAGGGGGATCGTGCTATACTGTGGTTGATCCTCCTTTGGCTTTGTCGTGATTGCGATTGGTGGTATCATCTGCCGTCTGAGTGCTGGAACACTCAGACGGCTTTTTATTTTCTTACGACAAAATGTCCTCAAATCCATTCCGCCGCTGTGCTATTCTATCCTCAGGCCCCTCCCCTTTCCCCGGTCCCGCTTCGGCGGGCCGGGGTTTCAAATAGAAAGGAGCATCCCATGACAGACCTTGAAATCCTGTTGGCATTGCGTTCCCTGTCCCCGGAAAAGCAGGCGCTTGTTATTCAAGCCCTGCAAGAGCTTCTATTATCGCAACGATCCGTTCCCGGTTCTCCGGAGAAAGATTGTGGATCATCATAAGGAGCTTTTTATCCTCTTCGCCCAGCTCGCCCTCATTCGTGGGGGCGGGCTGTTTTTCGTCTATCAGATATGAAGGCTGCACGTCAAACAGCTTTGCCATTGCTTTTATCTTAGATGTTGGTATATCGTCGACCCGGCCGCACTCCCATTTGCTTACAGCATTGGTTTTTACCCCCAGCTTTTCGCCTAATTCCGTTTGTGTCAGGCCGAGGGCTTTCCGGTGCAGCCGGATCTTGTCCCCTATTGTCATCGTTTTGTATCCTTTCCGTTTGTTATCTTAATAATACCATGTTTTTTTAAAAAGTCAATAAAAATATCTTGACAAGGTGAAATAAATGAGTATAATAAAATTATCTTGAAAAGATGAATTGAGGTGACACAAATGAACGCAAATATGTTGAAGGGCCGCCTTCGCGAAAAGGCCATGACACAAGCCGACCTTGCCCCTCAAGTTGGCCTGAGCCTGTCCAGATTCAACGCTAAGTTAAACGAAACTGGCGGTGCGGAGTTTTCTCTTGGTGAAGTCCGTGCTATCAAGCGCGTTTTGGATCTGGATCAGGACCAGACGGAGCAAATTTTTTTCTCTTGAAATTATCTTGAAAAGGTGAATTATGGAAGCATGTACACCCCATATTCCCGTTGAATCCGTTTCAGTTTCCGATAGCGAACTGCAAAATCAGGTAATTTCTCCATGGGGCGGCACAGCTTACACGGTTGCTTACCCTCTGCCATAGCTTGACAGATGTTCATGGGGCTGGCGGTCTTTGCCAACCGGCACGTCCGCAGGTGGTAACTGGCTCCATTCTTCGTCACATAGACAAAGAACGGGTCATCCGGTGGATCACGGTTCAAGGTGTTCGGGCGGTCGAACGTATCAAAATAGACATCCTCCGGCACTTCCGCCATTTCTCGGATGCTCCGCCCCCCGCACATTTCCCGGTAAGCGTCCGCTTGGATCATATGCTTTCTTTCCTCTTTGGAAATCGTTCGCATGGGCGGCTGTACCGGCTTCGGCTTTGCGTGTTTTGGTTCCGGCAGGGCTGGCGGTGTTTGCTGATTCCGCCTCTCCCGATACCACGAAATCCCCTCTGCAATCGCCGAAAGCATCGGCCAAACAAAGAAGATGAATACCGCCGCCCAAAACGCGATCAAGCCGCCAATCTGGCTTTTCTTTGGCTCCGGTTTCGGTTTTGGCTTTGTTTCATTTTTTCGTTCGACCGGCGTTCCGTCCAGATAATAGAGGCCCTTCTCTTGGCCACTGCTTCCCGAGTTCCACCCTGTCCGGTCGTCGTAGTTATACGGACACACCCCGTCAATGTGCTGGTGCGCCGGGTATCCGTGGTGATAGTGGTATTCCCCAGTGCTGTGGTTATAGTGGCCTCCGTTGGCATCCGTCCGACCGGGGTGAGCTGATGCACTTCCTATGCACAGCGTCACCACCAGCACCAGCGCCATCCATTTCCACTTTTTCATTTCAATCCCCCCCTAACCCCCAAACATACACCAATTCACACCAACTTGCAATCAGCAATCACGAAAAGGAGAAACAACATGAAAGAACTGAAAGTAAAACTCACCTTCACCGAACCGCTCCTTGGCACGTCCCCGGCCAATTCGGAGATCTACCGGGAGTTCATTGGCTCCAAGTCCCCCGATGCCGCCACCGTGGAGGAGGAGGTCTCCGCGCTGGGCGCTGACGCCGTAGCCGAAAAGGCCATGACGGTGTTCCCCCGGACGGAGGACGGCACCCCGTTCCTGTATGACTATCAGATCAAGGGCTTTTTCAAGGACACCTGCGGCGGTCTCCGCAAGGTCAAAGGCACCGCCAGCGAGAAGATCAAGGCTTACAAGAAGGAGATCGACAAGCTGATCTTCCCAGAGCCCCGCGTGATCCCGCTGGAGTTTGACGGCACTATTGGCGAGTGTCAGCGCCCCCTGAGAGCACAGACGGCGCAGGGCGAGCGCGTCAGCCTTGCCATGAGTGAGGAGATCCCCGCAGGCGCTACCTGCGAGTTCCGGGTGGTCTGTCTCTGCGACGATCACGAGAAGGCCGTCCGGGAATGGCTGGACTATGGCCGCTTCTCCGGCATTGGCCAGTGGCGCAACAGTGGAAAAGGCCGGTTCACTTGGGAGGAGATCCGGTAACGCAGCGGAATGGCAACGCGAAGCAATGTGACGCGACGGAAATGCGGGGCTGGGCAAGGTCAGGAGGCGCAAAGCAACGGAAAAGATGTGCGACGATGCGCAACGGAAAAGCGGAGTAAAGCCGCGAAGCGCAAAGCAACGGCAACGCGCTGCACGGCAATGACGCGCAGTTCAACGAGAAGCAGCGGTAGAGCTTAGCAGAGAGTAGCAGAGAGTATCAATGCAACGGAATGGCGGTGCTCAGCTCTGCGCAGCGACGGCATGGCATAGACAAGCTCGGCAGTGCAGCGGCTTAGGTTAGCTACGCATCGCAAGCCGCACCACCAATCGCAATCACGACAATACCCAAAAAGGAGGACCCTTATGGAACATCCCGCATATCGAGACAATCTGGAACAAATCCTCGCCTTTACCGGCGGTCGGCAGCTTCTGAACCTATCTGACATTCGGAAATTCACCGGCATGAAAGATCTGCGCACCATTCAGCGCCATTTCCCTTTGCAGAAGGGCGGCTACATCTCCGCCGCCACGCTGGCCCGTCAGCTTTGCGAAGGTGCCAGAAAATGAGCAAGCTCAACCTCTGCGGCTTCAAACCGGACCCCAAGCCGCCCGCACCGCCGGAGCTGGGGGCGCGGTATGACCTCCGCCTTTGTCTGGGCGATGCAGAGCGCCCCACCCGCCCGGGAACTGTTACCTACATAAACATCCCGCACCGCTGGTTTCTGGCCACCTTTGAGAACGGCCTGCGCCAGTGCTACCACTTTGAGGAGGTTTGACTATGGATACCACAACATTCGTTTTCGTTCTGATCGGCGCGGCCACCGCCGCCGCGTGGCCTTTCAAAATTGTAGACATGATTGAGAGGAGGCCCCGCCATGAAAAGAGATAGCCGCACCCGTGAGGAGCGCCGCCGGGACCGGGCCGACTTCTCCGCCTATGTCTCCTTCGGCTGCTTCCTCGGCTTCCTGCTCATGGTGCTGGCCCACATGCTGGGCGTGATCTGATGCGCAGGCGCCGTGGCCGGATGGCAGAATTACCGCCCTGCCCCCGGTGCCACATGTACGGCGGTAAACGGATGGTAGCCCCCGGCAAAGAGGATCTGTTTTTCGTCCTCTGCGACTCCTGCGGCTACCGTACGAAAAAATATACGGACATTGCCCATGCGGTCCGTGTCTGGAGGGAAACTCAGCTATGACCAGAAAAACCTATCCCATCTGTGCCCACTGCGACCATCCGATGAACCCCGCCGCAGAGGATGACTGCGACCGGATGTTCCAGCTTCCGAACGGCGAGCTGTACTGCCCGCTTTGCTTTAAAGATTACCTGCTGAACGAACTCGATACCAATATGGACCTGTTTGCCGATGCGCTTGGCATCCCGGTCCTGTATACGGAGGGACCCCATGCTGATATTTGACGAAGCCTCCCACACCTATACCCTTGACGGCATTCAACTGCCCAGTGTGACCGAAGTCACCCGCTTCTGCGCCTATGACTACAAGTCAGACCGGCCATGGCTGGCGGAGGCTGCCGCCCGCCGGGGAACCGCTGTACACGAAGCCTGCGCCCTCATTGACTACGGCGAGGACCCGGAGGAAACACCGGAAATCGCCGGATACCTGAAAGCCTACCGCCGGTTTCTGGCGGACTATAAGCCGGAATGGAAACTGATTGAATGTCCCATAGCGGACCGGAATATGAAAATGGCCGGAACGATGGACCGCTTTGGCATCATCCATAATGCCCCCGCGATTTTAGACATAAAGACCGGCCAGCTCCATGACGCCGCCCTCTCCGCCCAACTCACCGCCTACAAGATGATTTTCTCGTGGGACCCGCGCTGCGGTTACGGGAAAATTCAATCGCTCTATGCCTTGAAGCTCTCAAAGGACGGCACTTATGAACTTCGGAATGTAGAACCAAATTCAAATTTGGTGAACGCCTGCCGCACCCTACACAAAGCCACAGAAAGGAAGAAACGCACATGAACGAACTGACCCTGTACAACTATAACGCCGCCGCACTGATGGTGGCCCCCGTCCCCCGCACCGGCAATTACACCATCTGCGCCCCTGACGGCGCACCCGCCACCCTGAAGCGCGGCATCGACTTCGGCATGATCCGCAAGAAGAACGGCGACGCCATGACGAAAAACCCAACCCTGTTCAAATCTGGCGCAGAAAAAGTGGCCGTGGCTTACGGCCTCTGTCAGCGCTACACGCTGGAAAGCAAGCTGGAGGATATCGAGCACGGCTTTTTCTATTTCCTCGTCCGCTGTGATCTCATCAAGATCAATGACGGCAAGGAGTACATCATTACCTCCGCCTACGGCTCCGGAAATACCCGGGAGGGGCGCACCGGCTCTCAGTCCCCCTATGACGGTGCCAACAGCGCCGTGAAGATGGCCCAGAAACGCGCCCTTGTCTCCGCTGCCCTGTCCCTCGGCTGCGTATCCGATATGTTCACGCAGGACATCGAGAGCGACACCGAGGACGGCGAAGTTTATTTCAAGAGCAAGGACCCGGAGGCCCCCATCACTCGGGATCAAGTAAGATTTTTCTACAGCAGAGGTTCCCGTCTCGGTCTTACCACCGCAGAGATGAAAAAGACGCTGAAAAGTCTCGGCTATGACAGTGCAAGCAAGGTAAAATCCAAGGACTTTGACGCCCTGTTGGCCGCGCTGGAACCGAAGGAGGATGCCTGATGTTCATTAACGGATTGCCGGACTGCAACCGGGAGGGCGTCCCGCAGAAAACCGGCCTGATCTGTGGCCGCTGCGCCAAGGACGCCCAGATCTTCACCTCCAAAAGCGGCACCGTCATCGGCTCCGTCTCCGTCCCGGCTTATAACAAGCCGGATGGGACTACCGTCTGGATGACCGTTAAGGGCTTCGGCTCCATGGGCCGGGTGGTCTCCAGTGCCTCAAAAGGCGATCCCATCATTGCTGTGGGCCGCGTAGAACCCCATGACTACGAGGGCAAGACTTATATCGACTTTATCGCGGAGTGGGCTTCTGTGGGCGCTCAGCGCATCGACGCCCGTACCGCCGCCGCCCCGCCCATGAACAGCAGCGGCGGCTTTGAAGAAATTCAGGATGACGGGGAGCTTCCCTTTTAACAACGTTGCCGTGTGTGTCTAAAGAGTGATGACGGGTGGATGCAAGCAAGCCGCAGCACGATCACCGGCGCACACAGCAGCCGCAGAGAAAAGAAGAACGTCCCCCCACACCCCCCTAAGAAGAAAAGATTATATATATATTATATTTATCTCTCTATTGGCAGGGGGAAAAGAATTAGAGGCTAATACAGGAATTAGAGACTAATTAGAGGCTTCTACGGAAGTCTTACAGGAGAAGAACATGGAGAAGCAGGACATTAAGCGGTTGTTTAACCTGATTGAGACCCTTTACCCCAGCTCCAAACAGCAGCCCCGCACCCCCGCAGATTTAGAGGCGTGGACGCTGGTGTTGGAGCCGTGGGCTTATGAGGACGCGAAACAGGCGGTCATCCTCCGGGCACGGGAAAACCGGTTCCCGCCGGACGCATCCGAGCTGGTCCCTTACCTGCCCAAGCCGGAAACGCCAAAGGCGAAGGAGGCCCCCATGCCGGAGCCGTCCGACGCCTATCTGGAAAAGTTTTACGTCAGGGCAGGCGAACAGCGCAAGCGCTGGCACGATGCCGGTATCCCCACCCCCTCCGAAGCAAAAAAACAGGGCATGACCTATGCGGACTGGGAAAAGATGGCGAAAGGAGCTGGCGTGTAATGGCTGCGGATATTAAGCTGTCGGACTGCCTCATTGCCCCCCACAGTCAGCTCTGCTGGGACTGCGCAAAAGCCTGCGGCGGGTGTTCCTGGTCCGGCATTGATCCAGTGACCCACAAGCCCCGTTTTGAGCCGGTTCCGGGCTGGAAGGCAAAGCCCACCCGGACGGAGCGATCCACCGGGATGGGGCGGAAGAAGCGGGTGCTGACATCTTATGCCATCCGGTCCTGCCCGGAGTTCGTGAAGGAGGAACGCCGTGGTTAGAATGGTCATTGACATCCATGAGGACGGTGACCTGCTGGCCTGCAAGGAAACCGTGGCCATGCTGCTGGAGCCTCTGGGCCGCATCCGCGTGGTCAGCGTCATTACCGATGGCAAGGAGGAGAAGCGGTGATTGCATTTGAAATCCCCTATCCGGCAACAAAACGCGGTAAAGCGGCGTGGAACAAGCGGTTTGGCCTGAACGCGTATTACGCCGGTAAGCATTGGTCACAGCGGAAGAAGGACGCAGAAGAACTACATACCTTGGCCCACTGGGCAATGCGAAAAGCAGGAATTACAAAACGTCTGGTAAATCACCCCGTCAAGGTGACGTTTTTCTGGAATGACAATCTGGACATCGACAATCACGGCGCGCTGGGAAAGGCCTTTGTGGACGCGATGAAGGGCTATATATTGCCGGACGATAACCGGGAGTGGTTTCGTGCCGTTGAACACAAATTTTGGAGCGGAGATACGATCCACGTGGAAATTGAGGAGGCAGAATGATGGATGCTGTAAAGTTTTTGAAAACGTTGCGCAGAATGTGCAACTGTGAGTGCCACAAATGCGAGTTTTGGAAAAGACTTGTCGGGTTTGAAACCTGCACAGTCTGGAGAAAAACCCACCCGGAGGAGGCCGTTGCTATTTTGGAGCAATGGGCAAAGAAACACCCCGTGAAAACCCGCCAGAGCGTGTTTCTTGAGCAGTATCCGGAGACACGCATCGGAGATGATGGTGTATTGCAAATATATCCCTGCTCGATTTCTGCGTCGCACAGGAATGCACGAGGTAACTGCGCAACTATGGGAGGCGAATGCCTCGACTGCCGCCGCGAATTCTGGATGCAGGAGGTGGAGGAATGACCCACTTAGGCGATATAACAAAGATCCACGGCGGGGAAGCACCCGTTGTGGACGTGGTGATCGGCGGCAGCCCATGCCAGGACCTTTCCATTGCCGGAAAACGGGCAGGGCTTGCCGGGGCGCGTTCCGGCCTGTATATGGAGCAAATACGGATTATCAAGGAGATGAGAGAACGTGACATGTCAAGCGGGCGAACAGGTGAGTTTGTGCGACCTCGGTATATGGTCTGGGAAAATGTCCCCGGAGCCTTCTCAAGCAACGGCGGAAAAGACTTCGCAGCCGTCCTCGAAGAAGCCATCCGCATCGCAGAACCGGAAGCCCCCGATATTGAAGTGCCTGAAAAAGGTTGGAACACCTGGGGGGGATACCACGATGAAATGGGAGGACGATGGAGCGTTGCGTGGCGAGTGCTCGATGCGCAACACTGGGGAGTCCCCCAACGTCGCCGTAGAATCGCGCTTGTCGCAGATTTTGGAGGCGACACCGCATGGGAAATACTGTTTGAGCGCAAAAGCGTGTCAGGGTATCCTGCGGAGAGCGGAGCGGAGGGGGAAAGACCTTCCGCCGGTGCTGAAAGCGGTGCTGCTTACGCAGTCCGAATCAGGGGAGGATGCGACGGAGGCGGAAAAGGAGCCTTAGTCCAGACGGAGAAAAGCGGGACGATTAAGGCTGGGAATGATCAGACGCTTTTCTGCATGGCAACTCAGCAAGGCGGGGCCGAGGTGCGAAACGATGACAGGGCACCGACCTTGACCGCCTCCGCAGACATGAGTGGGAATAACCAGCCTGTCATCTGTATCCAAGGAAACGCAATCGACCGGGCTGATACCGCCGGATGCAACGGGAAGGGCTGGAAAGAAGATGTCTGCTACACGTTGAACACCATTGACCGTCCGGCGGTCTGCGCTGGGTTCAAGCTGGGGAACAGCGAACAGGCTCGGAGCATCGGATACGCCGAGGAACAGGCCCCTACGTTGAACGCAGAGTGCGGGGGAAACAAACCGGCGGTGGTTGCGCTGGATATGACGCATGCCTGTGATGTGATACGCGAGTGCGGAGAGGTCGTTCCAGCACTGCAAGCACGCATGGGGACAGGTGGCAACCAGATCCCGCTGACGTACCAGAAAACCACCGGGACTTTATCGCCCGGAGCACACGCAGGGAGCTATAACGGGCAGGATGCTTACAACGATATGCTGGTTGTATCGAGTGAAATTCACCCAGCATTGAGAGCAAAAGCCAATGACCCATACCGAACAGACATGGCTGCGTATGTCGCAAGCGTTGACTGCCGAAACTTCCGTGAGGGCGGCGAAACAAACGGAACCTTGCAGGCAAAGGAAAGCGGAGGCCAAAGCCTGAACCTGAACAATACAATCCGGCAGAATCGAGTGGTGCGCCGTCTGACCCCGCTGGAATGTGAGCGGCTGCAAGGATTTCCTGACCACTGGACCGACTTGGGCGAGTGGACGGACAGCAACGGAAAACGCCACAAGGATGCAGACAGCCCCCGGTATAAGGCGCTGGGCAATTCCATTGCCCTGCCGCCGTGGAAATGGCTGTTGAAACGGCTGTGCGGCAACTACGAGCGGGACGCCACAATGGCAAGCCTGTTCGATGGAATAGGCGGTTTTCCGCTGATCTGGGAGCAGCTGAACAGACGCGGAACGTGCCTATGGGCCAGCGAGATTGAGGAATTTCCCATGGCCGTGACCCGGCGGAGATTTGGCACAGCAGAGGTGCTGGGAGACATGGGGCGGTTTTTGTTCCCATGCGGAGAAAGGGAGAAACTATGAGAGATACAAACCTCGTAAATGCGCTGCGTGAGCACGCGGATTGGTGGGAAAATGGGGACATGATGGAGCCGCTGGGAGGACTGGAAAAAGACCTGGCGGAGGCGGCTGACGTGATCGAAGCACAGGCGAAAGAGATTAACGCCCTGCGAAACGAACTGTGCCTAAAGTGCGGGAACTACACACTGGTCCATGAGGGGGCCTGTAACGGATGCCGGTGGAGGAGGTAAGAAGATGGAACGAGGCATTATTGGAGCAATGCGGACAGCATTTGAGCAGTCTGCTGACCGGATTGCAACCGTGGAGGAATCCGCTTTGGTCTTGAAAAACGAGATTGAGAAGCTGCGGGGGCAGAATAGACAACTGATGCTTGAACGCAACTATGTTATTTCGATAATTGCGGATGTCAGAAAAGCCGGAAAGACGTGGATGTGCCAGTATTGCGCTCATTGCAAGGGCATCGTAAGCGGCATGGCTGACTGCGATTCCAAGAAGCTGTGTGCTATGCCCTATAGTCAGTTTGAGCTAAAAAGATCGGAACAGCCGGAGGTGGAATTATGAAAAAATGCACCGGTGAAAACTGCCCCATGCAGATAGGCTATGACGTTGAAAAATGCGCTGCCGCCTGGGACAAGGTTTTTGAAATGTTCGATAAGGCTGATGTGCGCGGCGTGGAGCTGGCCGCGATCTTGACGCCGGAGAGGAGAAAGTGATGAATGTCGTTTCTTTCGGCGGCGGGACCAACAGCACCGCCATGATTATCGGGATGTATCTGCACAAAATCCCTATTGATCTGATTTTGTTTGCGGACACCGGAGGCGAACAGCCGCACACATACGAGTTTATCGAGACCTTTAACAGCTGGCTGGAGAGGCATGAACTCCCGAAGATCGTCTCCGTAGAGTACCACGACAAGGATGGGAACCGGCTGACGCTGGAGCAGGAATGTATCGATGGCGGGAGGTTGCCATCAATTGCCTATGGATTTAAAAAATGCTCTCTCAAGCACAAGATTGGGACGCAGGAGAAGTTCTGCAACAACTATCAACCGTGCAAAGAGGTGTGGGCCAGCGGCCAGCGCGTCCACAAATACATCGGCTACGATGCCGGGGAGACGCGGCGCATCCAACACGCCGCACCAATCGACGAAGCGGACAAAAAGTACGAAAAACATTATCCGCTCTATGAATGGGGATGGACACGCGAGGAGTGCGTGCGCGTGATTGAGCGGGCCGGGCTGCCGAAGCCGGGAAAAAGCTCGTGTTTCTTCTGCCCTTCCATGAAAAAGAAGGAGATACAAGCCTTGTGGGAGAATTACCCGGACCTGTTTCAGCGCGCAATCGCGCTTGAACACGGCTCGGCTGCGAGGAATGTAAACGTCAAAGGGCTGGGTCGCGACTGGTCCTGGGAGAGCTACTACAACGAGTTCATGGAGAACAAAGCGTTTGAAGACGCGCAGATCACCTTCGACGAATTGTTCCCGGACAGCTCCGGCGGATGCCTCTGCGGTGCTCCGTGTGGCTGCTACGACGGATAAGGAGGTGCACATGGCAATCAAGAATTACACCTCCACGGTGGATGTATTCACCAGCCTGGGGGAAATACAGGGCGCGCTCGCCGGGCACGGCGCGCGTCAGATCATGGTGGAATACGACGAAAAGGGACGCCCGACGGGCGTGACCTTCTCCATTGATACGCCAACTGGGCGGCGGGGCTTCATGCTCCCGGCCAACATCGACGGCGTTTTGCTCGTATTCAAGCAACAGAAGCTCAAGGACGACCGCGACCAAGCAGAGCGCACCGGATGGCGCAACCTGCGGGACTGGGTGCTGGCTCAAATGGCGATTATCGAGGCCGGGATGGCAAGCGTGGACGAGGTTTTCCTGCCGTACCTGACCGACGGGCACGGGAACACATTGTACACGCTGTATTCCAGCGGCACACTGAGACTGGGGGACGGAACATGAGAAAAGCTGTACTTATCAGCATCCGCCCGGAGTGGTGTCAAAAGATCGCTTCCGGTGAGAAGACCATCGAAGTCAGAAAAAACCGGCCAAAGCTGGCCCCGCCCTTCAAGTGCTATATCTACTGCACACGAGATAAGCACCTCGCATTTATGCAGAACCAGACGGGCACAAACCTGATAGCCTGCATGGATGCGGAGACGGCAATCCCAGTCGGCGGCTTCGTGGGGAACGGCAAGGTTATAGGGGAGTTTACCAGTGAGCAAATCATAGACGCATGGTGGGATTATGTGCCGGATGCCATTACACGAGAGGTTACGGGCGGCAATTTAGAAGCGCTCGACGGAACCGGTATGACGGACGAAGAACTGTTTGGCTATGTCGGAGACAGCCTGAGAGGGCACTGTTACGGCTGGCGCATCTGTGACCTGGTGATCTACGACACGCCGCATGAGCTAAACAGCTTCCGCCGTGTGTGCCCGGAAGAACTGGACTGTGAAAGCTGCGCTATGCACAGCGAAAACACCGGGAGCTGCGGGAACGAGGCGCTATACCTGCGCCGCGCCCCGCAGAGCTGGTGCTATGTGGAGGAGGGCTGACAATGGCTGAATATAAAATCTGCTTTAGAGTGGCTGGGGCGTTTGGCGCTCAAATCAGCTTTGAGGCAAAACCCGGCGTATCCTATGAGGACGCTGCGGCGGCCCTTGACAAAGACAAACTGGCAAAGCTGATATGCCTCGACACCTTGGGCTACTCCGCAAAGGATATTGAGATTATCACGCCGGAACAGTACGAGGCGGAATTTGGAGGGGATGAGGATGGCTGAATACTTTGAGCGAGAAGCTTTAAAAAATGATATTGCTAAGAGTACAGAACCCTTTAATACCGGGGCTGTGTTTAGAGCAATCAATCGTCAGATTGCCGCCGACGTGGCCCCGGTGGTGCATGGGCGGTGGATATCGTGGGAGAAAGCAGGGAACTGTGTTCCATCGCCGGACAGGCACGAGTGCTCTGTTTGTCACGATGCGGCGCAAGTGCTTGTAAATGGGTTTGAATTGTTGTCGGATTACTGCCCCAACTGCGGGGCCAAGATGGACGGCGATAGAAAGGACAGCGGAGATGGCTGACCGCCAGCCGTCCCGCGTAACAAAAGGAGGTAAGCTATGGAGGATCGGGACAAAAAACTGATGAAAGCCTATGCGGAGAACAACATGAGCATGAAAAAGACCAGCGGCGCGGTTTACCTGCACTACAACTCCATCCGCTACCGCTTTCGGCTCATTCAGCGGGAAACCGGGCTGGACCCCCGGAATTTTTACGATCTGGAAAAGCTGTTAGCCATGATAGATGCGCAGGGGTCCTGACCCCCTGCATCGGTAGGTCAAAGGGGAAGGGCACTTCATAAAGGAGGCCCATTATGAAATACCGATACACCGTCCAGCAGCTCAAGAAAATGGAGCAGTGCCGCTATCTCACCGACCGGGAGCGGCGCGTGTTCAATCTGGTTTGCCGCCGCGGCTGGGCGATCGAGGATGCGGCAGCAGAGCTGTACTTGTCCCGATCCTCCGTCACCTCCTGCCTGCGCTCCATCCGGGATAAAGCGGGCATATCCCGCCCAAGCAAAAAGCATCCATAAGCCATGACAAGCGGTGTCCTGTGGTACGGTAACCATAGAGCACCGCTTGTTTTGCGCGCGGAAACAGGGGGTGTATTTTTGGAGAAGGAGGAATTTCTCTATGGCTGAATTTGCAAGCAAGGGCGTCGCGGGCACTGCTCTCGGCACCGGCATTGCCGGTCTGTCTCTGGGCGTCCTGAACTCTCTGGGCGGTCTTGGCGGGATGCTGCTGGGCAATCGCGTCATCCCCTTTGCCGCTGGTATGGCGGCGGAGGCCGGATGCAGCGAGAACCACACGGTCAACCGCTACGAGCTGTCCATGGTGCAGGAGAACGCCAAGCTCCGCAGCGACATTGCCCTGCGGGATGCCAACACCTACCAGGACCAGAAGATGTTGGAGATGTACAAGTACATCGACGGCAAGCTGGGCGAGGTGCATGGTGCGCTGGC